ACTGGAGTAGGCGTAACTGGAGCTGGTTCAACCACTGGTGGTGTTGTAACTGGAGTAGGCGTAACTGGAGCTGGTTCAACCACTGGTGGTGTTGTAACTGGTTCAACTACAGGAGTTGTAATTGGAGTTGTTGTAACTGGAGCCGTGCTAGGTGCAATTGGGCCACCAACCTCAACCGGAGCAGGTGTAGGAGCTGGAGCAACAGGTGCTGTTGCAGATGAAGCTATAGTCTGATTAGCAGCAGTTGCGGCTCCGCTAGATCCTAATGTGCCGATGGCTGCTGCCGCGGCAGCTGTGCCACCTAATGCAGCTACTTGTGCGGCTGTTAATCCTGATGCAGCAATGGCGGCTTCTTCGGCACCAATTACTACAGGGTAAACATAATTTGCACCACCGACACCATAAGCGCCAGCGCCAGTGCCTGCACCAATTTCTGCTGAAACTACTGGTGCCAATGGTGTCGATGCCACAGGAACTTCCCAAGCGTTGGCCGCAGCATTCCATGTGGCTGTGCCGGCATCAATTTGGGCCTGTGTGGCCAATTGACTACCAGGAGTCATAGATTCAGTAATAGCATAAGTTGGAGCTTCAGCAGTTCCCGCGGCGCCAGCTATATCAACACGATAAGGCACATCGCTGACCACTTGTCCTTGGCCAGCAGTTTGTGTGGCTTCAGCCAATTGAGTGCCAGGCACATCGGGCACAACTGGTGCTTCGGCAATCACATTGCCTGCAGCATCTAGAGTTTGTCCTGTTGCAGTGTCATAGAATCCTGCATTGCCTGCGGCATCCACTGTGGGGATAGCAGTTTCTGGTATTACTGGAGTTGTGGGTGCATTGGCAATTAATTCAGGAATATCACTTGCACCAGACTGGATAGCCGAACTACTAACGCCTTGTGACGTTAATGCTTCGCTGGTTACACCAGTTTCGGCAACAGTGGTTGTGGCCAAGTCGGCCATAGTTGCTGCAGTGGCAGCATCAACACTATAACTTTGTGCAATAGTTGTGGCAATTTGTTCTTTGCCTATTCCTTGTGCGGCCAATTGCATGGCATCGGCTGCTGCCATACTGGCTTCTGTTTCACCCAAAACTGCACCAGCACCTGTAACGGTTCCACCAGCAGTAGCGGCGCTGGCCAAATAACCTGCTCCGACAGCAACGGCAGCCAATGCAGCCAATCCAGTAACTACTCGTCCAAAATCTAAATCAGCTCCGGCGGCAGCACTTCGGGCATAGGCCGCGTTTCGTTGAGCAGCTATATCGGCACCAGCTTGATAATTTCCATATCCAACAAATCCTGCTTGATATGGATCACTAATGTTGACCATATCCTGCCCATTGATCTGGACACCAATATTGCTGGCAGGATCAGGATTGGGCACATACGCTACACCATTAATCACCGTTCCGCCATTGGCCAAAGCTATGTCTCGATATGATTGTTGTTGAGCCTGTTGAGTGGCTTGTTGTGCGGCTTGTTGTTGAGCAACTTGTTGTGCCATGGCCACATCTTGTTGAGAATAATTTTGTTGGGTAGCTTGTTGTGCAGCCAACTGATTTGCTCTCGCGGCCGCATCTGCAGCCTGTTGTTGAGCAACTTGTTGGTTATAAAGATCAGCGGCTTGTTGTCTAGCGGCCTGATCAGCTGCCGCGGCAGCTGCTTGTGCGGCATCTTGTTGTGCTTGTTGTTGTGCGGCTGCAGTTGCTGCGGCTTGTTGTTGTGCTCTAAATGCAGCATCTGCTTGAGCCTGTGCTTGTTGAGCTGCGGCCTGTTGTGCAGCCTGTTGAGCTGCCGCTTGTTGTGCAGCAGCAGTTGCCGCGGCTTGTTGTTGTGTTTGTGCTTGATTGGCTTGATATGCAGCCTGGCTTGCGGCCGCTGCCTGTTGTTTATTAGCTAGATCAGCGGCACTAATATAACCTTGAGCATATGGATCTGTAGTCTGATAATTGGTTGTATAAGTTTTACCCGAATATGGATCATACATGGTTACTGGTGTAACCGTTGGTGCGGTAGTAGAGGGAGCAATTGGAGCAACTGCGGTGTCAGATTGTATACTGGTCAATGGCACCACTTTGCCAGTTGCGTAATTATAAACTTGACCACCTGAACGTTCATCTAAAACTATTTTACCGGTGGTGTCATAATAACTTGTGCCCAATTTAAAGGCTACTCCGGGAATGTTATCGACCAAAGTTCCACCTGCGGCCCAGCTTGGTAATTTAAATGTAGTTGTAGTTGCCATATGTATATTTAACGTTTATAACCAACTGGGTTTGATAGGCCAATTGATGGTATTGGGAAATCCTGTTTGAGCTGGCACGTCCAACAATGCCTGACGATACGTGGCCAATTCAGCGTGTTGTTCTTGTGTCAATGTGCCATACCAAATAGGGTTAACACGATCAACTGCCAATAACAAAATATTTCTTTGTGTTCTAGCATCTTCAATATCTTTATTTGTATTGGCAACCCATGTTCGATTTTCATAACTCCATGTGGCATTCACATTGGGTCGGGCACCTTTTGACACAGGTTCTTTTGTGTCGACGTCAATATAATAGTCTTGACTACTGTAGGTTCCTTCAATGTATAATTTATCCACTAAATTGATAAATGACAATTCATCAGAGATTTCCAATACTGATATTATTTGTCCATGATCGGGATTATAAATTGTATATTTCATCTTTTTAATAATTGTAAAACTAATGTGCCAGCATTAAATTGGAATGATGGATTATTTGATGAACCAGTCCATACTGCACCAATATGATATGTGTTTGTTCCGGCACTACTTACTACATCGAAAAAATTAAATGGAACTGCATACCCTGAACCTGCTGCAGGATTACCGGCTTTCTGAGCAAGTATACTATATAACAATGTTTTGGCTCCAGTATTACCGGTGCCCACACTTCTATACAATATAAAATTAACTTCGCTAGTGACTGATAAACTACCACCAATGATGTTTACATATAATATTCCATTGACATAGACTTGTTGTAATGGTATGGTTGTTGTTAATGTTAAATCACAATTGGTATATGGAACATAAACGTTGGTGGCCGATCCTAATGTTAACGTTGTGGCACTGCTTATGCCTTGCCCACTACTGACAGCATTTTGAATAATGGTTGTTGTTTGAACAGTGTTGTTGGCTAAATTGCCTTGTGTGATCAATCCCGACACAGTTAAATTACCACCAATAGTGGCATTAACTCCAACTGTTAAATTTGTTCCGATAACAGCACTATTGCCAATGGTTAAATTATTTCCAATTTGTGTGTTTTGACCAATTATTAAATTGGTGCCTATTGTGGCATTATTACCAATACTCAGATTCGCACCAATGGCAGCATTGTTTCCAACACCAAAATTGTTTCCAACAACCGCACTGTTGCCAATCAGTAAACTATTACCAATCACAGCATTGTTGCCCACTGTCAAGTTGTTGCCAATTACAGCACTGGCACCAACATTTAAGTTACTGCTGATTTGTGCATTTTGACCAACTGTAAGATAGTTGCCTATACTTAGATTACCACCAAAACGTCCATTTCCGGTGTTGGCTTGAAACCAATAACCAGGACTAGCAGGATTCAATATGTTGGCATTGGTAGATTGAACAGTGACAGCATAGACCTGATTGACGTTTAATGTATTAGCGTTAATACTACCTGGCACAAACAAACCACCGGAGATGACATCACCTACTACAGGACTCCAACTGGTGCCATTGTATTGTTCAACCACAGTGGTTGTTTCGGTTGTAAATGGATCAGTATAGGCAAACTGTGCTGTGTCGTTGGCAATGGGTGCAAAGCCAAGACCAATTGGTGCACTAGTATTACTACGGCTGGCACTAAACCAAGCAGTCAATTGTGCCGTGCTAGCTCCAACCGGACTGCTGTCAGTTATAACAAAACCCATGGGCACAAAACCACGTGAACCAGCAGGACCTGTATTGCCTGTGGTTTGACTTGTGTAAACACTAGGCACTGACCAATCACCATTGGGTGGCACTGAGGTGTTGTTGGTGTTGCCCACAAAAGTTGCTGTTGACACATACACACTGGTATTGGCCACAAATGTGGGAATTGTGGCACTCCAACCTGTGGGAGGAGTTAATGCGTATGTGACAAAATTATATGAACCACCAGCAGGAGTTGCTGGAGTGGTGTTGCCCTGTTTATAAGCATTGGTAATAACAATCTGATTGTTCTGTGCCGCAGTCACAGTGTCCAGGTTTAATGGAGTGCTGTTGGCTGTGGGCATGTCTGGCACAGCAATAAAACTGGCCGTTGGTGCGGCATTACCTGCAAAGAAAGCAACCTGACGTCCGCCTATGGTCTGATAGTAAAGACCTTTGGTTGTGCCAAACCCGCCCGACACTTGAAACCAAGAATAGTCCACAGGATTCGACGATATGGGGTTAGCATTGGCAGTGTTGTATAGGCCATAATAACTCTTGTTGGCACTGTTGCTGCTGAAACCTGATCCACCTGTAGCACTATTGGCATATTTGACCGCCATGTATTGATACAAATAGCTTACAATGGTTGAGCTGGTATATCCTGCCGTATTGGTGCTGGTTGTGGTAATTTCACCATTGGTGACATTGGCAACCAAAACATTGGCTGTGGCCGTGGCCAGACCTTGTCCTAGGTTAGCGATAGCATAGTTTAAACCACTGATGATATCTGATGAACTGCTGTTTGTATCTAAGGCAAATGTTGACATTAACTTACCTCGTGTCTTGGACGACAGTTACCTGCCAATTTGCTGCCGTAAGTTGCCAACTATTGACATTACTGTTGCTCTGGAACTTAATAGTATTTACGCGAGCTTCGTTCTGATTGATCTGAACCCATGGATTATTGGTCACAATGGGCATATCAACTGCGGGTCTATATGTCACGTTGCTGGCCACGCTGTCACTCATACCAACTGTGACCAAGATGTTGCCTGTGCCGTATACTTCTGGTAGCACACGATGCACTTGAACACTGGCACTGTATGGTTGACCAAAGCTGATGTTGTTGCGTTGGAATAAGGTTGGGATGGCAGCATTACCCAAGAAGCTGGTGCCTTGGTCTTTCTGCACCAGGGCCACATTGCCTGCATAATCTGAATACACAATGGTTCTTGACGCCAAGTTGAATGTGTTGCCGGTCCACACAGGACCTTCATTACTGCTGGTAGCTTGTGTGACATCACGTGGTGCTTGCCATACATCTAAATCATAACGATAGGCCAACATTTTATTGCATGTGCCATTTGAATTCTGATCAGGATAATACAATTCAATTTGATACTTTGAACTGTTGTGATCCATAAAGATCTGATCAGTGTAATTGAAATTTAGTTGACTGAAGAAATAGTCTTTGACCCGTTGATTACCAATGGGCTTGAATGTGCCACCATCAAATTGCCAAATATCTCTGGCATCAACACCAAACACCACATTGTCCACATTGGCCCAACAGTTTTCATTTAATAGACCACGTCCCTGGTTAACCAGTTTGATACCAAAGCTGGGTGCTGTGTTGTTTTGATATGCAATTGGGCTAAACACCACTGTGTCCCAATATGAGCAAACATAGAAGTTGCCATTCAAGGGGAAGCCATCTATCACCGGCCCACGCACAGGAACTTCAAGTTCGTTGGCCACGTTGATATTGGTAGGTGCCCAAGTTGTGGGTCCCGAATTCTGTCCAAAGTTGGTTGACCAACGCACTGTGTTGGGATAGTTCACTGTGGTGCCAGTTGAAATAACATTGGCAGTCAAATTGCCAGCAATCAACAATGAACCTAGATTGGGACTGTTATACAATCTCACAAAGCCAGCAACCAAGGCTGACCAGTCTGAGTTATAATTCCAAACATAGTTGTCTGGAGCATACCCATATATTCTAAATGTGTTGTTTGTTGGCAACAAATACATGGGAGGATTAATGGTGTCATTGATAAACAGCACTTCTCCGTTCCATGATTCTGTAAAGGCTGTGTTCACAGTGTATTGATTACCAATGTAGTTTGATCCAGGAGTTAAGTTTGTATATCCAGCATCATTGATACCATACCAATAGCCTTCAACTGTGGCCACCACATACCACCAGGTCAGGCCGGATCTAAATCCACCCGACACATAGATGATGTGTCCAGGAATGGTGCTGAGAATATATTCGTCTCCGGCCACACTGTTAACACCACGCACGTTGGTTTCAACATTGAGACCAGCATTGTATTCTGTGGGCGATAGGCTACTGCTAGGCACATCGGGCGTGAAGCTCATGTTGGTGAAAGCTGTTTTTACTGCATTAACTGCCATTTGTTATCCTTGTGTTCCTAATATAGTCATTTCTGTTGCCTGCCATGCTTGTGTGTTGTTATCCCATACATACGTGGCACCATCTGTGGGATATGGCGTGGGCGGTTCCCAATCCCATACAGTCTCATTTAAATGCCAACCTGGATAGGGCTGTGGTGGATAAAATACATCATGAATGGCATCATATACATAACCCACGCCAGCATAATTACCACGCATGGCACGACCTTCTGGATGTTGATTTCTTCTTGTGCGATAGCTGGTCTGTATCCAATCTTCTGCATCAGAAAGAGTCTGAATAAAATCCTGTTCAGCCACAATTACTTGTTGAACTAGATTATTTTTAACTTGTGCAAAATGACTCATTGCTATTCCTTATGCGGTATAAGTTCCGCTGGCTGTAAATTTCAATATGGTATTGGCACCACTTGTGGTCACTGTTACTGTGCCTGTATATGTGCCTGTGTAGCTGGCAGTTGGCACACTGATAATTACCACACCAGATCCACCTGCACCCGCTGTATTGCCTGAATTAGAATCGCCCGCGCCGCCGCCGCCGCCAGTATTGGCCGTTCCGGATTGTGCATTATTAGCACCAGCATTTGAAGCTGCACCGCCACCACCGGATCCACCTGCACCACCTACACCTGATCCGCCGCCATATATACCACCACCACCGCCGCCCGCGTAATATGTTGCTGAACCAGTGATACTACTTTGAACGCCTATGCCGCCTGCGGCTCCTGTTGTGCCTGAACTTAGACCATTTGAACCCACTGCACCTGCACCACCGCCACCACCGCATGAATATGGAGGACCATATGATGATTGGCCTGTTCCTCCGGCATAGCCCTGTCCTGATATACCCGTTCCACCGGCATTGCTGACACCACCTTCTGGTAATGTTCCGCCGCCTCCAGATCCACCATTGCCTGCTGGTTTTAGGATTGCAGCAACTTCACTGGCTCCGCCACCGCCACCCGATGCACTTTGACTTGTTTGTCCTGCTCCAGTCAAAGCACTGTCTGTTCCATTTTGTCCAGCTGAGCTGGTTGTCCCACCACTGAAACTTCCGGCTGCTCCGCCGGCACCTACAATAATGTTGAATGTGCCCGAACTATGACTCAGTCCAGTAAATGTGCCCGACAACACACCGCCGGCACCACCTCCACCGCCCAAATAACCTCCACCACCTCCACCGGCAGCAACTACCAAATAGTCGATATTGAAAGTGCTGGGTGCCGATGGATTGGCATCATACCATGCTTGACGAGCTGCTCCAAACATTATGCATATCCTTTGACCAAACTGCCGTAATAGTTAGTTCCATCAAACAAGATGTTCAACATGTCAATGGCACCAACTGCTGTTGATAGTGTGCTTGAAGCACCAGCATATTTGATACCTGTTGTGGTCAGTGTATAACTGCCCGAACCACCTTGTGTGATGATTAGGGTTACTGTGCCACCAGCTGGCATGTTGGTAAATGCCAGGCTGCTAATACTACTGGTCAGCGTGGCTGTTTGTATGGTGCCCAAAGCACAGTTAACAGTCCATGCACCACCTGAGAATCCGGAAGCTGCCACAGTTTCTTGCAAGGCCTGTATGCGTGTGTTACCGGTAACAACCAAATTACCATTGGTTTGTATTGTGGTGTTGGCATCTTCGTTAAGAACAGCATAACGACCCAACTGCGGATTGCTGGCTGCACCAACTAGTCCTGAGCCAGCCCAACCGTTATAGGTGTGTAGGCCAATTGCGTTCTGCACCAACAAGTTGCTGCTAAAGCCTGACACAAAGCCAGCAAACAAACGTGCATTAACAATGTTGCCACCATATTGTGTGCCACCTGTGTTGAACAGGGTAACAGCACTCAATGAACCTGTGCCATATTGCAGTGTAATGTTACCTGTGCTGGGTGTTACAAACACAACACCGCCGGTGCCCACTGCTGATCCCAAACTACCAGACTGTAATACGGTGCTGATACCATATGAACCCAATGCAGTTGTTCCATTCTGAGCAGTGGTGCTCATTGTGCCCCATGTCTTGCCACCTAGATTAACATCCACAGCACTGATGGTTGCTCTCAGTCGATCCTGGTTGGTCATGGTGTTGGCAGTTACAGGAGTAACTCCCAAGAAAGTTGTTGCACCAACTGTGTTTCTGTTGTTGGTGGTCTGATAACTTGACACCAGGCCCACGTTGGCGGTCTGAGCAGTAATAACTGTGACACCACTGTTGTTGACCACACCTAAGGGTGCTACCGGAGTTTGTAATTGTCCACTAGTATACACAGGAGCAGTGGCAACATAGTTGCTGAAATCATTGCCCGACACTGTGCCATCTGGTGTGCTCAATGGGAATGCATTGGCAAATGATTTGTTACGAACACTGTCATACAACACATTGCCGGCCAAGTTACCTGTGAATGCCGATGATGGCAAGTTGGTCAATAAACTACCATCACCCAAGAAATAACCTGTGGCAATTTTGACGTTACCATTTGGGACAATGATGTTACCTTGTTTGATAGCACTACCATCACCTTCTACAACTAGGTTGCTGGAGATCACATTAACGTTGCCAAATATGCTGGATAAATTGATTGTGCTGGTTACGTCTTGAACTGTTGAAAAGTTGAGATTGTAACCATTGTAAGCCGACATGCCAGGAGCACTGATAGTGCTTTGACTGGTTAATACTGTGACGTTGGCTGGAATAGTTCCGCTATTGACCAAGGCTGCAACTTGTGTGTTGCCATAGCCCACAGTGCTGGCATAGCTCGCACCGTTGGGCCAAAATACACCATTTGTGGTAACTACAGTTCCCACTGTGGCTGTGTTGGTAACAGTTAAGAATCCACCTGAAGTTGCTGAACCTGAATTAATTCGAACGTTACCATTATTGAAATTTGTAGTAGGTGTGTTGACAGTAACACCTGTTCCGCCAGTCAAATTCACATACTGACCACTTGTAATGGCAGTATTGCTTGATCCTGCACTCAACAACGTGACGTCGGGTGCTGTCAATTCTAAATAATTTCCAGTGCCACTGCTACGTCCAATGTTGCCAGAGTATGTTGGCAAATAAGCTGCAACTTGTGTGTTGCCATATGCACCCGAACCGGTTGAATAAGCTGTGCCATTGGCCCAGAAATAACCATTAGTTGATGAAACATTGGCTGCTGTAACCGATCCAACTATAACAACGTTACCTGTTGGATATACAACCATGGTTGGAGTTGTGCCAACTCCGCCTGAATACAATGTTAAACTATCTGCTGTGCCAACACTGATACGACCGTTGCCTGTGACATAATCAGCAACAATACCATCACTGTATGTGCCAGAAAATGTGCCAATTGAATATAGGCCTTGACCTGCTTGCACATAAGTGCTACCACTTAGTGGGCCGGTCGAATTGATACTAGCCGCCGTTACAACGCCAGTTAGTGCCTGAACATCACCGGCATATGTGCCACCACTTAACAAATTGGTTACGTTGGCGTTGGTATATGTGCCCTGTTGAACTGGCAAATTGGTCAACAGTGAACCATTACCTTTTACATAACTGGCAGTTACATTACCGGCTGTGGTCAAGTTAGCACCAGTAATATTACCAGTGGTATTAATAGTGGCTGTGGTCAGATAAGCGGCAACGTTAACGTTGCTATAATTGCTGGTGCCAAATGTTAGATTGGCATATGTTTCAAATGCACCAACGTTGGCATTCAACGTATTAAAGTTAGTTGTTTGTGTTGCTAAATTTGCATTGGCCCAGGTTTCATAGGCACCAACGTTGGCATTGAGTGTGTTGATCTGAACTGCTTGAACTGCGGCATTGGCATTCAAATAGCTGATGGTGGGATCTGTATTGCTGGCTAGATACTCAGCAACCTGTGTGTTGCCATATGTGCCACCACCACCTGACACAAGAGCATTGGCCTGCACCTGGCTTCCTGATCCTGTTAAACTGAAGTTGACATTACCGTTGCTGTAAAGCAAACTCAATAATGATGCTGCACTGGTGGCCACATAGGTATTGCCGGTTATACCATATAGACCACTGGTGTTGGTTACTGCTACATTAGCCATTGTTTATTATCCTTAATTATCTTACTGTATAACGTCTATCTTTGCGTGGTTGCCAGACGCTGGTCATCTTGGTGTGTCCACCTGACCATTTGCCTTTGTTGTTTTGATCTTCCACAGTATCATAGGCTAGGTTATACTTGGCCAACCACTTGTCAGCATCTTCAGCCATTTTACGTTTGTAGTAATAGTTATGCAGTGTGCCATACACATAACCTTCAGGCCATGATTGCAACACCACGTTGTTTAATATAGCATCACCATTTGTGTCCAGGCTAAACAGTTCTGGATAGGTTGTGTAGTAATACATGTTGATCAGTGTGCCTTCACCCAAGCCTGGTAGGAACTGATAGTATTGTCCAACTTCCGAAAACTTGCCACGATACACTTGTGGAATGTTCAAGGGTTTCAAATACAAATTTTCAATCAGGCTGTCGGTGATGATGTCCCGATCACCAATACGATCATACACAATGTATGGACCACTACTGCCAGTGCCTTGATTAAAGAACAAAATGGGTCTATTCATATTGCCGGGAATGGGCACATACCCATTACTGTTGGCAACGCCAATTGTGTTGTAAGGATCTGTTCTTAATGCTGGTAACTCAATATTACGCATTTGCATTTCAGCTAGAAAAATACACTGTTTAATTTCGTCGCGATTACTGCTTCCTGTGAAGTCTAATACATAATCGACCAGTCCATTTGCGTCTGGTATCATTGTTGACATTATGCTGTCCCCTTTTTAATTTGTAGCATTAAAGTTTGCACCTTTAAAGAATTTGGTTTGATCTACTCGTGCTGGATATGGAACTTCCACAGGGATTGGCAACTTGCCTCCTGGATAGCAAACAAAACTATTGTATTCACGTTCTACAACCCGATAGAATTGTGCTTTGAGTGTGCGATCACGTTTGATAGCGGCCCATGGCATACCACCAAAGTAATTAGTGCTGATTTCCCAAGAAACGACTTCTGGTAATTCCATCCATTTATATCCTATTTTTCCATCTGGCATTATGGGTGCCAGAGGATCTATGTATCCTGCTTCTGCCCGTTTACGATACTCCTGGCAGATTTCAATAATATAAGGAATATTAAACTGTTCCTTGGTCATGAAAAACTTACCGTGATCACGACCAGTTGTGGTTCGAATATTCTGACTTTGGTTAAACCCTGTGTTTGTCCAATCGCCTTTTAAGTGCCGGTATAGGGTATCATTCTTTAACAATCTGTCTGCAATGCCATTGTCTCCAGTGGCCATACCACCCTTATCCCAACGATGAGCATCTTCATCGAACTCTGGTTCTGGACCTGTTAGTTGGCTCTTGTCATGATACCTGTCAAATTCACTCATTTCAATTCCTCATATCTAATAGTATTATTTAGTGTCATTAGAAAAGGCCCCTCGGGGCCTTTGTCATGCTAATTTACTTTTTCTATTGTCTGGATAGTTGGCAGCATATTCAGCAATACGTGCATCTGTGGCCTTTGTTAATCCTTTGTTCCATGCTTGCTTATGTGCGGCACGTCGTGCTTCACTCCATGGTCGGCCTCTATTGGCCTCTGACTTTTTCTTTCTAGTTTCTTCTGACTGTTTAAGTCCCATATGACTTTGAGCATTTTTAAGTCTATGTTCTTCTGTTTGTTTTATACCTCTTCTAGATGGCACACGACCATTGCTATGTGCATCAGATGAATTTTTAGTTACTAAAATAATTTCAACATTGTCTGGACTATATGATCCGACGTCTCCTTTACGTGCCATACAATATTGGCCTGTTTTACGACCACGCTGTTCCCACTTGCCTGATTCTTCCCACATCTTCCACCATGTTTCAAATGTGAATAACCAATCTATTTTTCTGTTACGTGCTTGGCATAATTGTTGTGTATATCTAGACTTTACAATTCTCATGAATTCTGTAAATTCTTTAAATTTTTCTAATTCCATTTTAAACTCCAATAAAAAAGGAGCACTATTTCTAGCACTCCTTTTATTTAGCTTAAGTTAATAGCTTACTAATAATTTAATTAGTTATAGCTTAAAAACTGATGCTATCCCACGCATTCAAACGAACAACGTTTGCTGCTGCACGGACAGAACCAACGCTACCAGTGTTAGTGCTTGTGGCACCAACGTAGTTACCGCCGACTCCGATTTCATGCAATACTGCAACACCGGCTGGGTTACGAACAATCAATGTTCCTTCCATCAAGAACTGATCCAATGAAGCGTCAGCATTACTGAACACTTCGTTGTTTGGTCCTAGATCACGCAATGAACCCCACTGTAGAACTTCTTCGTTCAAGAAGTAGATCTGGTTACCAGAACCAACTTGATCCATGATCCAAGAATCAAAGATTTCGTAAGTGTAGTTGAAGTCACCTTCGTAAGTGGCAATTGTGTCACCACGTTCTGCGTTCACACGGTTGATACTACGACTTGTGGGCATAGTGTCTGACAAGTGTGTGCGTAAGCCTGTTGGGCAAACGATAGTGCGGATTTTTGCATTGAAGCGTTGTTCAGCAACAGTTACCAATTGCTTATACAAGCTAGGAGCAAATTGTTGCAATGTGCCTGAATAGCTGTAGTAGTTTGAACCCAAGCTAGCACCGTCATTGGTCAATGTGCCGTTTGATGCAATAGTAGCACCAACAACGAAAGCGTTACCGCTTGCACCAGAGGCTTGATATGCAACGTCATTGCTGGCGTTGTTCATAACTGTGTAAAATACACCAGTTGCTGGGTTGAAACTGTGTGTGCCAGCGAATGCGTTCAATGAACCCATACGACGACCAGTAGAACCAGCAGCAGAACCACCAGCAGTTCCAGTAACACCATACACACCAGGAACGTTAACGTTCGCACTTGTGTTGGCAGGAACTGTGTCAGTTGTGCTCAGACCAGCTGTGGTAGGAATAGCAACACCAACTGCAACGCCGGCTTGTCCGCTATACTTTGTTCCGATTTGGTCTGCACGAACCAATTGTGCTTCAACGTCAAACATCAATTCGATCAATTGCTTGACTTCTTGATATGCTTGAGGATCACCACCTGATTGCTCAACTGCACGAGCTGTGCCAGTTGCACCAACTGTTGTGCTGAAAATCTGAGTATAGTTACCCAAGTTAGCACGTTGGTTAGCTTCAGCGTTGGCTGAGCTACTGCTGCGCCTTCTTGCTGAGCTTGAGTTTGTGGTAGACGATAAACGTCGTTTGTCCACAATGGCAAAGTAGATACTACTTTACGCTTTTTTGCCATACACATGTTTAACACAGGTGTCGTCTTTTACGCGATTGCTCACGTCTAGGTCTAGGTCTTTAACAACGATATCGGTTTGATATGCACCGGTGCCATTGCCAATTGTAGATGTTGAAATATAGGCCATTATAGTCTCCTTAAATTTGGCTATTGTCTTTTCTGTCTCATCGCATTCATTTTAGCGACTAACAAATTATCTTGGGCATTTCTATCGCCCCCCTTGGCTTTTTCCTGAAGACTAGTCAGTTGATCTTTTACTTGTGCAATCTGTGTTCCGGCTCGCTTCGACGTCAAGGCAGCTATGCTGTTACCTGACTGCTTGGCTCGGGGGCGATCTCTAAACTTCAATCCATCTCTTAAGAGACCCAGCAAGTGTTCATCACTGCTGATAAGATCAATGTTCTCAATACCAGGAACTAGTTGTGACTTT